TAGAACATATAAGTGATCAACATTTTAATGATAAAAGATATGAAATTAATTCAGATAAATTAAAAAAAATAGGTTGGAAAGTAGAAGTGACGAATTTAATGCATATAATAAAATGAATTATTATGATAAACTATAAAATCATTATATTTACCTTTTGCAACTAATCTAGTATTATCAGATAAATTGAAATATTTTATAAATTCAGTAAAAAAATATAAAATCATAGTATCATTATATCTATTTAAGTTAGTGATAAATGGTATAATTGTATTATTATAAATAATGTTAAAAGTTTGTTTCGTCATTTTATAATATTAATTTTTAATACTTTAAGTAAATGAAAGTTTTATTGTTAGGTAATAAAGGATGGATAGGTCAAAAACTAATTAAAATATTAGATAATCAGAATATTGATTATGTTACAACTGATTATAGAGGTGAAACAGATGATATTAAACAATTTATTTTAAATAATAATATAACGCATATATATTGTTGTTTAGGAAGAACTCACGGAACATTAAATGATAAAGTATATACAACAATAGATTATTTAGAAAACAAAGAAACGTTACAACAGAATATAAATGATAATTTATATGTTCCTTTATCATTAGCAATGTTTTCTGATAAACATAATATTCATTTTACATATATAGGAACTGGATGTATTTTTAGTGATAATGAAGAACAATTTACAGAATTAGATAAACCAAATTTCTTTGGTTCTAATTATAGTATTGTTAAAGGATTTACAGATATGTTAATACAAAATACAAATGCTTTAATATTAAGAATAAGAATGCCAATATCAAGTGATAAAAGTATTCGTAATTTTATAACAAAAATAACAACATATGAAAAAATATGTAGTATTCCAAATTCAATGACAATATTAGATGAATTATTGCCATTATCTATAGAAATGATAAAAAATAAAGAAACTGGTTGTTTTAATTTTACAAATCCTGGTGTTATAAGTCATAATCAGATTTTGGAAATGTACAAAGAAATTGTTGATTCTACATTTACTTGGAAAAATATGTCAATTCAAGAACAAGATAAATTATTATTATCAAAAAGAAGTAATAATAGTTTAGATACTAGTAAATTAGAAAGTAAATATAAAGTAGATAATATTAAAGATGGTGTTAGGAAATGTTTGGAATATTATAAATTAAGTTAAATTAAGTTAAATTAACTTCTTTTTTATAATAAAAATGAGTTATAAAGACCCTAAAAGAAAAGTTGGTTCGCAAAGTGAAATTCCATCTATTAAAGATGAATCTAATTTAATATCAGTTTTTGGATATCAAAAATTTACTATTGATAAATCATCTTTAATAATTAAATCTAAATTAAAATTTGAAAAAATTAATAAAATTTTAGAAAAAATAAAATATAAAAAATCATTTTGTGATATTGGTTGTTCATCTGGTATAGTAAGTATTTTAGCATATAAAAATAAATTTGAAAATATTACTGCAATTGATCATGATTCAGAATATACTGATATTTTAAAAATTATTAATAATAAATTACAAATTAAAAACATAAATGTAATAACTGATAGTTTTGGAAATGATAAAAATAAATATGATGTTGTATTTTGTGGTGCAATAATACATTGGATTTGGTCATTAACATCTAATTTTAATTCTTTTGAAAAAATATTAAATTATTTAAATAATATTACTAATAAAATATTATTAATAGAATGGATTAGTGAAAATGATAATGCAATAAAAAGTTTTGGACATATTACAGAAAATAATGAAAATTATAAAACTAATAATTTTGAAAAAACATTAATAAAATATTTTAAAATAATTGATAAAATAGAAACAGATAATAAAAATAGAATTCTTTACATTACAGAAAAATATCATCATTAATAATTCCTGCTGGTTTAGGTTTATTAGATAAATTAATATCACAATGTAAATTATTATTTATTGTTGCCCAACCAAAATCGCATAAATAAATAATATTATTTAATAATAATATTTCAGAATTATGTTTAATATCATTATGTTTAATATTTAATTTTTTTAATTCTTTAATTATATTACTTAATTGTTTTTTGTAATTATTATTTGATTCAAATACTTGTTTGTTAATAGGTATTCCACAATATGACATAATTATAATTTGATTTTTAATATCATAATATAATAATTCTGGAATATTAATATTTTTATTATTTAATAATTTTAATATATGTATTTCTCTTTCAAAAACATTATAATCTTGATATTTAATAATTTTTTTTATAACAATAGTATTATTGATATCTTTATAAACTTGTGATGTTGCTGATTTTTTAAGTTGTATAATTTTTGTTGTTGTATTCTTAAATTTTACTATATCATGTAATAAATTAATTTTTATTTCTTTATTAATTAGATTTTTAATTTTAATATAAGTTTCATTTAGTAATCTTTTAATATTATTAGTTTTTTCCATATTATCTATATTTTTCTAATATATTTTTATAATTTGGAAATATATCAGGTGTTTTACCAGTAATTCTTATTCTTGAAAAATTAAAATTAATTTTAATATTTTTAATTTTATTATTATTTAATATTAATCCTAGGATTGTTTCTGAATGTAATTCGTGATTTTTACTTAATTTAAGTAATTCTTTAAAAACTTTACCATAAATTTTATATGTTGAGTTATTTGTAATAGCAAAACGATCATTTATTTTATATTTACCAAATAAATGAAAATTAGATATAAGTATAGTATTATTATTTATTAAATTTAATTTAGAAATATCTAATTTATCTAAATATAAACAATCTGGTCTAACAAATAAAATATAATCATAATTAATATTTGTTTTTTCAATCATTTCTGTTAAAATAGATCTTGAATAACAACCTAAAATAAAAAAATTAACTGAATCATAGTCTGTATTCCATGGATCTTTCTTTGTTCTATATAATTCTAATTGTAATTTTTTTTTTATTTCATCTTGATCATCTTGATTAAAATATTTTGGATTTAATAATTTATATTCATTATTATCTATATTGGTAGTTATAGTTTCTTTTGCTCTTTTATTTGAATAGTTATTTAAAAAATAGGTATGCAAAAATACATCATAATCCATATTATTTTTAGTAAAAACATCAAATATATTAGTTTTTATTGAATCTATAGTATATTTTAAACTTCTTGTTATACCATAAAATCCAATTGCAACTTTTTTTTTTTTAATTAATTTTTTTAACTGGAACATTATATTATCTAAGTGTATTTTTATTGAACTCATTTTTATAAACAATTGATATTTTAAATAATATTTAGATAATAAACTAATGATTCTTGATAATTCATTATATATAAAAATCATGTAATCACATTTAGTGTTATGATAATATATATATATTATTATATTTATTATTATATTTATGTAAATAATTATGATTAAATTATTAAATATAAATTTAGATAATTTATTAAAATTATTAAGAAAACATTTAAATGTAAAAAAATATTATCAAATTATACTAGTTGTAATTGCAAATGATACAAATGATTATTATTGTGAAATGATGAAAAATTTTTGGATTCCTTTTATAAGTTATATAAAAAAACATAAATTATCTATTAAAGTATTTTTATTATTTGGTCAAAAACTTAAGAATATTCAAATAAATTCAGATGATATTATAATAGCAAATACAGGCGAAGGTTATGTTCCACAAATATTAAAGAAAACAATATTTGCTTTAGAATATATTTATAAAAATTATAATTTCAAACATCTAATAAGAACAAATTTATCTAGTTTTTTTATAAGTAATAAATTATTGGAATTAAGTAATGGATTTTCTGATAATAAAATATATGTTGGTGCAAGTGGATATCCAAATAAAAATTTTTTTGTAACTGGTTGTTGTATATGGTTATCAAAAGATACAGTTTTATATTTAATAAATAATAAAAATAATTTAAAATATAATATTCCAGATGATGTTGCTATTGGAAAAATTTTAACTAATAATTTTTTTAAACCTTTAATAAAAATATTAAATATTGTAAAAAAAGAAGATTATACTTTACTTCTTAATAATAATTCAAATATAATAAAAAAATATGATACTTATCATATTCGTATAAAATCAAATAATCGTTATAATGATGCTAAATTAGTTAAATTTTTTTTTCAATATTATTATGAATAAATATAGGGTCATTATTATCATCATCATATATAATATAACCTAAATTATATAAAAAATTATAAATTTTTGATTTATCATAATTAAAATTAATTTCAGATAGTTTATTAGTTTCAACTTGAATTAATGGTTTATTTTTATTTATTGTGTTAATTGCACCTTCTAAAACATATAATTCATTACCTTCAGTATCAATTTTAATAAAATCAATTTTATTATTTAAATTTAATTCATCTAATGTTATAGTTTTATTATTAGTATTATTAGTTTTTTCTATATGATAACATCCAGAATTTTTTCCACTTTTAATTAATTTATAACAACTGTTAGAATTTGAAATAGCATTATTATAACTTATAATATTTTTACATCTATTATATTCTATATTTTTTTTTAAATTTTTATAATTTTCTGGATTTGCTTCAAAACAAATAACTTCATTAAATAATTTGGAATAAGGAATACTAACTGTTCCAATATGTGCTCCAATATCAATAAAACAATTATTTTTATTATGATTTTTTATAAATTCTTTAATAATTTTTAATTCTCGTGGATATGGTTGTGATTTACCATTTATAATACTAGAATGAAAGTCACTACAAGTACCAAAATAAGTAATATTATCATATGTAGCCATTTATTATAATAAATTTTATTTATAATTATTACATATACACATTGGAAGAGTTCTTAAAACTTTATCATTATATTTTAAAATTAATGGATGATAAATATCACCTAATATTTCTGTCCATTTAATTGGATATTTATTATCTTTCGTATTACAATCTCTTAAATTTTTAGCTGGATATATTTTTAATTCACTTAATTTATTATTTAATATATAAATTAAATTATTATACCATTCATTTGTTAATGGTGTCCTTTTTTTACAGATATAACAACCATTACCAATTAATTTATTATATGATTCTTGTGGAACTGTTCGAGCATTTCCATTTCTTATTTCTGGATAACCAATAATCCATTTGTCACTATTATATAAATTTTCAAAAGATTTTTTCCAACTTCCTTTAGTCTTTTTAATATCACTATAACCACCACCATGAAAATGCATTAAATATGTTCTTAAATAATCTGATTTATGAACTGCACTTAAATAATTATAAGCTGGATGTAAAGGATATTCAAATAATATATATTTACTTAAATTTTCATTATTTATTAAAATTATATTACATTCACTTATCAATTTAAGTTGATTTATTGAATTTATTCTATTTTCAGTTAATGGATTATCTTCTGTCCATAATATATGTATATTATATTCCATAAATGTTTATTTATATAAAAATATATTTATTAAAAACACTAGATATGTTTTCTGTTGTTATTCCAGTATATCCACCTCATTTCAAATTTCTTAAAAATATTTTATATAATATAATAGATTCTAAAAATTTTGAAGAATTAGTTGGTGAAATTATAATTGCTTGTAGTGAAGTTAATAATTTAGAATTATTTAAATCTAATATAATATCACATCACAAAATAATTATAAGTAATGTTAATACAAAATGTAATGCATCAAAAAATAGAAATAGAGGATGGAGTATAGCAAAGGGTAAATATATAGCTTTTATGGATGCTGATGATTCATATCATTTAGATAGATTTCAAATAATTTATAATATATTAGAAAAATATAATTGTGATTCACTAGTTCATAATTATGAATATATGAATAATAAATATATAAATAAAAATATATCTGATGAAAATTTAAATATTATAGAATCAAAAACACTATATGATAAATCTTTTCCAGTTAATGAAGATTTGAATAATAGATTATTAACTAATTTACCATATAGAACAGCACAGGGACACTCAATTATAAAAAATAATTTAAGATATAAATTTAATGAAGAATTTATTAAAGGTGAAGATAGATTAATATTAAAAGAAATACTATTTAATAATAAAGATAATGGTATTATTTATTGTGATTTAAAGTTATCTAATGTTAGAATATTATATAAAAGATAATATATATTTAGAAATAACTATGATAAATGCTGTTATTGTATGTCACCAAGGTATTGGTGATATAATAACAATGAGTGGAGCAATTGTTTATTTAAAACAGTTTTATAAAAAAATCAATTTAATATGTAAAGATAAAAATTTAAAACATATAAAATCTTTTTTTCAAAATTATGACATTGATTTTATATCTATAAATTCTAACTTAGAATTTAAAGAAACAGAAATTAAAATAATAAATTATTTCAATAATACATCAAATGATATTTTTATTTCTGGTGAATGTTTCAATTATTTAAAAAAATATAAACGTATATCAATTCCTATAAATCAATATCAAAATAAATCAATAAATAAACAATATGCTTATAACAAAAATAATTATATATATACACTTTTTTCAAATTTTTACAATGATTACAATTTATCAATAGATGTATATTTTGATTATTTTGTTTTTATAAGCAATGAAAATTCACGGAAATTATATAATTTAATTTCAAATTACTATATTATTTTTATTCAATTACAATCATCAGATAATAAGAATTTAAATATTACAAATTTATTAAAAAAATATTTAGATAATGATAATGTTATATTAATATGTAATGATAAAAATTTATATAATGAAAAAAGTGAAAAATATAATATATGTAAAAATTTTATTATGACAGATTTTATTAATTATTATGATACTATTATAAATGCAAATGAAATATATGTAATAGATTCTTGCTTTTCTTGTATAGTTTATCCATTATTAATTACTAAAAAATTAAAAGCACATAAAGTTGAAATAATAGATAGAACTAATGTTGATAAAATTATTATATAAGATTAAATCATTATTTATTCTTTAAATATGATACCTATTTACAATAATGATATTGATAAATACAAAGAATATAGTTTTGATGCTATAAATAGTGGATGGATATCAAATTATGGTGAATATATACAAAAAAGTGAAAATAAATTAAAAGATATTTTAAATATTAATTATGCTATTTTAATGTCAAATGGTACTTGTGCTACACATTGTATATATTTAGCATTAAAATATAAATATCCTAACATAACTACTATTTATTTACCTAATTATGTATATATTGCTGTATATAATTGTTGTTTAATGGTATATAATAAATTAAATATTAAAATTTTAGAAACTGATCAACATACTTTAAATTTTAATACTAATATCGATTATTTAAATTCTTTAGAAAAAAATTCAGCTATAGTAATTGTTCATAATACTGGTAATGTTATTAATATATTAGAATTGAAAAAAATAAGACCAGATATAATTTTTATTGAAGATAATTGTGAAGGATTTACTGGTAAATATGAAAATTATTATACTGGAACACAGAGTTTATGTTCTTCATTATCATTTTATGGAAATAAAATAATAACAACTGGTGAAGGTGGTGCATTTCTTACAAATGATATTGATATCTATAATTATATAAAAAAAATATATAGTCAAAGTATGACAAATGAAAGATATGTACATGATAATTTAGCATATAATTATAGAATGTCAAATATTCAAGCTTCTTTATTATATGGACAATTATTAGATTTCCATAATATAATTTTAAAAAAAAAATTAATTTTTGATAATTATAAAATGTTATTTACAAAATTAATTAATCAAGGTAAAGTAACTATACCAATAGAAAATTTAAACTGTTTAAATGCAAATTGGATTTTTACTATTAAATTAAATAATATCAAATATAAAGATATTTATAAAACATTAATTAATAACAATATTGATACAAGACCTTTTTTTTGTTCTGTAAATAATCATAAACATTTAAAAGATATTCAAAATAATGATAATGAATCATTATATAATAATATATTTATGATTCCATCTGGTATAACAATAACATATAAACAACAAAAGTATATTGTTGATATTATAGAAAAAATATCAATATAAAACTTTAATTTAATTATATAGTTAAAATGTTGAAACACTGTCATATTTCAATAATATGTAATGAATTAGTTTTTTTAAAAAGAAAATTACCTTTTCTATATCAGTTTTTTGATCAAATAATTTTTATTGATTATGACATATTCAATAATACTAATTCTAATGATGGTTCAATAGAATATATTGAAAATTTTAATGATACTGAAAATAAAATTATTTTGATAAAAGATTATTATAATAAAGATATATCTGGATTTAATGGTGTTAGTATGATAGAAAAACAACAAATGTTTAGTGTAGGTTCAAAATATATTAAAGATAATATGGATGTTATTTGGGCTACAGATGCTGATGAATTTTTTGATTATAATTTAATTAATGAAATTGATAATTTATATCAAACTGATAAAACATTAATAAGTGTTGATATACCACATATAATATTTTTTTATAATCAGTATAATCAATTAAATAATAAAAATTTTTATATTTGTCCTAGAATAACAAAACATTTTAAAAATAAAATATATGGACATTGTAATTTTCAAACATATGGTAAAACAATTAAATTACAAAATAACTTTTTATTACATTTTGCATATGTTGGTTATAATAAATGTAAATTTAAATTAGATTTATACAATAAAAAAAGTAATGGAGCAAATACTAAAAATAATGATATTTTTTTAGATAATTATAAAAAATGTTTAAAAAATAATGAAATTAAATTTCCATTTAAACATCCTAATCCACAAATTTTAAATGATATAATATATGAACCTAATATAAAAATATATGATTATATAGATGTTGATAATATGTGTAAAGAATTAAATAATTTAAATATTCTTTAAATATCAAAATGAAAAATACTGGTGAAGTTGATATTGATTCAAAACTTGGAACTTTTCTATACAATATTAGTAAAAATACTGAATATACTAAATATGTAGAAACTGGAACAAAAAATGGCGATGGAACTACTTTCTGTATATTAAAAGGATTACTTGAAAGAAATGATAATAGTATTTTACTTGGATATGAAACAAATAACATATTTTTTAATACTGCTGTTAATAATTGTAAAGAATATTTAAATAATAAAATTTTTATTTATAATAAAACATTAGTATCATATGATGAATTACCAGAAACTGAAGTTTGGAATGGTCAATCTAAATCTCAATATAATTATAATATTGATTTACAAAAATGTGAAGTTGAAGAAAAAATTGATTTTATAGATGTATTATTATTAGATTCTGGTGGTTGGTCAAGACAAGCAGAATGGAATAAATATAAAAATGATATAAAAGTTATTATTTTAGATGATACTAAAATATCTACTAATTTGATTAGAAATGAAATAATAAATAGTAATGAATGGATTATTTTAAAAGATGAATTAAATGATAGAAATGGTTGGTTTGTAGCTAAAAAAAAGTAATATTTACACCTTTAAATTATTGTATCATATAAAATATGATTAACATTTTCAAATATATTATCATTAATATTATATAATATGTTATCAATATTAATATCTTCTACAACTATTATAGTTTTATCATAAACATAGTTTGTTAAATTTTTATTTTTAATATAAATAATATCATATAATAATGATAGTTTTTTTATAAAAATATCTACTTCTGGTAAATCATATTTACCAAAATCAATACCTATTGATTTTTTTTTGTAACTCTTTTGTTCTTGGAATTCAGAAAACGATAATAAATTTATTTTGTTTTTTATTCTATATCTAATATCATTTGCCAAAATACATTCAGTAAATAACTTATTATCTATTTTATCTTGTTTAATTTCATCCATTTGATTCCAAATAACTTTGTTAATATTTGTTAGATATCTATATAATATTGCATTTTCTGTAATAACTGAATTTAATATTGATTTCAAATAAATATATTCTTTTAGTACATTTTTATTATCAATTTTATTATTTTTAATTTCTAAAATACTTAGTTTATCTAATGCTTCACCAATTGATATTTTTAATTTAATGTAATTTTCATATTTCATAATATATTTTTTTTTTACAATTTCAGAAATTTTGAAATTATATTTATGGTACAAATATATAGCTATTGAATTTTGAATATCAACAGACAATTGAACTTCAGAAATTTTATTAATTTCTATATAATTAATTAAATATTTTAAAATTGTTGTACCAATAGATTTACACTGAAATTCTTTTAATACACATAGACCTAACCATATTATATTATTACTATCTTTATCTAAATGTCCATATCCTGCTACTTCTTTATTATATAATACAATTATTGTTACTAAATGATTTTTTAATTCTTCAATATTATGATTTTGAAAATATGTAAAATATTCTATATTTTTACTTAAATCAATAAATTTTTGAATTAATATAATATCATTTTCAATAATTTCCAGCATATTAATATAATATCTAATATTATTTTTATATTGTATTTATTACTAATAAATTTTTAACATCTAATTCTAGAAGCTATAAATGGGGCTGAATTATTCTTTGGATCTATACCATTCATACTATCTATTCCGTGATTTTTAATCATTGGAACATTATATATTTTTTTTATTACACTTTGAATACTCTGATCGTGTCTATGATCTCTAAAATATTCTTTTTGTTCTTTACTATAATTATCTGTAAATAATAATATATTGTCTTCTATAACATTATACCATTTATTTATTATTTCTATTGATTTAGGTTTTTTATGTATAATTTGAATACCTCCACATATTTGCGGACTATCTAATATATCTATATTATCTTCAACATTAAAATAATTAAATACTTCTTGAATATTCCATTTTTTTTCTTGATAAAATAAATTAGTATATTGAAATCCTAATATACCAGTTATATCATTTTTAACTATTTCTATATATCTATCAAATTCTTTTTTATTATTTTTATTGATACTACAACCACTATCAATATAAACTAAAATATCATTGTCATTTAAATTATCTAAATATGTTTTTATAAAATATGGTTTCCATATCCAATATCCACCACCTCTTTGTAAATTTAATATTTTTTTATATTTATTATAAAAATCTTTATCATAATCATTATTTGTAAAATATTTTACATTATTAAACCATTTAGAATCTTCTGCTTCTTTACATATTCTTTCACGCGATTTTTTGTATTTTTCATCACCATATGTTATAAAGTGAATATTTAATGACATTTGATATATTTAAATTTTTAAAATATTTTTATATAGAAAATGTTTAATATAAATATTTTAAATGAATATTATAGATTCCAACAAAGAAATTATAAATATTATTAAACTAAATAAACCTTTTATTATAGCAAGATTTGGTTTAGGTCCAGAAACAACTGTTTGTTATAATTATTATAAAAATAAAAAATTAAATAATAATAATTTTAATAATTTATTAAGAATTTGTGGTATTTATTCTAAAAATAATGATATTAAAATATTTGAAAAATATTTTCAAGAATTAAATAATTCAATTAAAAATGCTAATTTATTAGCTTGTTTTTATAATTCAAAAATTGAATCTATACAAAATGAATATTCTCAAGTATTTAATTTAACTAAAATTCATTCAAGATCTTTAGAACCATTTTATGTAATACAAGATAATGAAATTCCATGGACACATTTTTTATTTGGTAAAAAAGTTTTAGTTATTAATCCTTTTACTGATTCAATGCAAAAACAATTAAATAACAATTTCCAGATATTTAAAGATAAAAAAATATTTTTAGATGGTCAAGAATTTATATTTTATAAAACTTTTCAAACACATGGTGATAATTATATTCATAATGATTGGTTAGAAACTTTTACAATTATGTGTAATGATATTGAAAAACTTGAATTTGATATAGCTTTATTAGGTTGTGGCGGATATGGATTACCTTTATGTAATTTTATAAAAACTAAAATGAATAAATCTTCAATATATATTGGAGGAGGATTACAATTACTATTTGGTGTAATGGGTCATAGATGGATTAATAGAGAAGATTGGAAAAAAATTATTAAAGAAAATAATACTAATTTTATATATCCATCAGTTAATGAACAATTAAATAATAAAAATACAATTGAAAATAGTGCTTATTGGTAGTTTTTATAAATTAAAATCAAGTTTTTTTACACCCTTGAAGATTTAAAATAGGACAAAATGTCCATAATAAATCAATAAGGTTTGCCCGTTTCAGAGCGTGTAAATTTTGGTTTTGCTGATTCGTCTAAATCAGCTGAGGAATTCTTGTTTCTAGATAAATAATTTGGTCGTTCTATATTATTTATCGCATTATATGCTATTTTATAAATATTTGTTGCACCATTAACATCTCTATTCCAATAACCACATTTGTTTTTACAACAAATCAGTCCATGGACTAAGATATTTCCAGTTCTAAAAGGTCTAGGATTTTCTCGTATCATCATTTTACTACATATTCCGATTTCACAATTGGAACATCTACAACTAGTTCTAAATTCATCAACTAGATAAGTATTATATCCTGCTTTTCTAAATAAAGTTCGCATTCCCTTACCTTTTATTGGTTCTTTACATTTTATATGTTGCTTCTGTTCAAAATCACCAAAACATACAACAACATCATTTTCATTACCAAATATTTTTTTGAAATGATTAATCATTTTTTGTTCGCTTCTTATTATATTTCTATAACTCTGCAATTTTAATTTTCTAAATATATATTTTTCATAAAAATTAAATAAAATATTATTTATTTCACTCTTTTTTTGGATATAATTTTTGAATTTACCAATATCAAGAGATTTACGATTAAATTTAGATAATTCAGTTTCCCACTCTATAATAGTTTTTCCATTAATTATTTCTTGTTTCAATTCCAATTGTATTTTTGAATATTTCTTTTTTTTTGTTTCTTTTCTTCGTTGGTCTTGTGAATAACGAAAATGATTTGCTTCTTTATTATCATTATCAACACAATAAATTAAATCACATTTTCCTGGGTCTATTCCAACTATTTTTTTATTTTGTAGTTGTGAATAATCTTTTAATTCATCAATATATTCTTCATTATTCAAACCCTTTTTCATATTTGGAAGACGCTTACCTAGTAAATCTTTTCGCAATAATAATAATGAACAACTAACACCATCTGTTTCTATCATATGATGAAATTCATAATGCTTTTTATGAAAACATTTTCTTTCTACTCTAAAAAAGAATTTCCATATTTTATTCTCATTTCGTTTCAAATTACCATTTGTTAAGTATTCACATTTATTACCTTGTGTTTTAGTCATTAATAAATGAACTAATGTTGTAGTATCTAAACGGATATGTTTTGGAATTACTTCATTTCTCATAGGAAATACATTAAGTGTAGTTTGATTTTCTTTTTCAACTTGTTTCATCATAAAAATCATACAAGGAAAATATTCTAATGGAGTGCATTGTAAATCATAATACAAATTTTTTTTGAATTGTTTTATAGGAACTATTATATTTTTTTGTTCTTTAATCCATTTATGATACATATTGTGTGATTTATATTCACTAGTTTCTACATTTAATATATCAGTTTTAATTTTTCGCAATTGATTACATAATTTATTAATTTTAGTATCTTTTTCTTGCTTTGTAATATTCATTTTGCGAATTTTATTTATAAAAAATGCTTTTTTCCAAATAACATTTACATATCTTTCTACATATTCAACATAATGCAATTTAATATTATTTTCATACATAGTAAGAATATCAATAGTAAGATAATCTAAAATAGTATTCATATGAGTATATTCCAATTGTTCATCTTTAATAAGCGATTTGAAATGTGTATTATAAAATGTTGTTAATGTATCTTTCAGGTCTTTAATTTCTTTTTTTGGTGGTCTTCCTGTTGCCTTTTCATTACATAATATTTTCATACACGAATTAATAAAAACTTTATCAATATTAGGCAACACATTATGTATATCATAATAATCTAATAAATATAATTTCATAAACATAAGAACATTAATAACGATTTTATTACATTGAATAACAGCATTTGTAATTTTTGGTAAATTAATGTCATGATGTTTCAAGACATTTTTCAAGGAAATTTTAATACCTTTGAAAAAATCAGTTGGTATATTTTCATTTCCATCCATTATAATATTCCTAAACATTTTTATTTTAAGTCATTTTACGCAAAATATATTATTTTAGTATTTTTAGATAATTATATAATTATATTATATAAATGCCATTAGAAGATTTTGGAACTTATAAAGATGGTTCCTCAGTTTATAAAGATAAACACGGTTATTACATTTATCAATGGGATAATGTTAAAGAGGTTGAATATAAAAAATATTTAAAAAATTGGAAACCACCTAAAAGTGATACAAGATTAATTTTAGATAAAAAAACTAAAAAATGGAAAATAGTAAAATCAAAAAATGCCAAAAAAATCAAAAAAAACTAAAAAAACTAAAAAGTCAAGAAAAAGTAAATCAAGAAAAAGAAAAACAAAAAAGAGATAATTTGATTATCAAAAATTATAATTTAGTAAAAGTATATTGATGTGTTCGTATTTCTTTACCATTATTACTTATTCTACAATCTTCACTTAATAACTCATAACTATTTTTTGTAAGTTGTTTTATTATTGATAACCAAGGACGCTTACGTTTTGTTGGTTCTCCCACTGCTTTTAGATTATTAAATGCAAAATATTTTCTTATTTCAGGTATTAATTCCATTACATTTTTTTGAATTAGTTCATTATTATCTAATTCGTAAAGAGTATATATATTTTTATTTTCTAAATCTAAAATCGTTATTATTTTGCTAATAATTTCTTCTTGTTCTTTTTTATATAATTCACTTTTTAATCGCATTAATATACTTAAAATCACAAATAAATTTTAAGTATATTTATATTTATATTGTTTTTGTTTTCGTCGTCTAGTAGAAGGTTTTCGTTGTAATTTTATATTCCCTTTTAATTTATAAGCATTATAAAAATAATTTTTATAATTTTCTGGTTTAACCCTATCAATTGCTTTATTAGCATTTATTTTTAATTTATTAAAATTTTCAACATTTCTATGTTTTTTCAAATAAGTTTTTATTTGATTAAAGTATTGTTCTATTGCATTTGTTTTTGGTGTATAAGGAATGCTAAATAAATAGTCATTTCCACTCTGTATAATAGCATTTTTAATCAATTCATTATTATGACTTCCTGCATTATCTAATATGATTAAGTTATTTTTGTATTTAGGAAAGATATGTTTTTGTAAAAACTCTAATAATCTTTCTTTTGTCATACCACCTTTTTCATATAATTCTTTAGCAATACATTTTTTATTGTTAATTGCTACTAATAAAGTAAATTTGCGAAATACAAAAGGATTAGTAGTTTTTATAATACATCGTTTACCTAATTCACAACGACTATATGCTGGTTTTAAGGCAGAACCTATACTGGTTTCATCCAAGCTTATAACTCGTTCAATGGGGAATTTATTAAGTTTATTAAAAAATTTATTAATTTCTTCCTTTTTCTGAATTGGTTTCTTATATCTTGTTTTCGGAAAGTGTTCGTGTCTAGTTCGTTTTCTAGTCTTATTGTTATCTCTTAATACTTGTCCTAAATGTTGTGGTGTTATACTAAAATCATGATAAAGTTTTTTCATAATAATTACTAATTCACTCATAGTAAGTTGTTCATTCTGTTTCAATAATTCTAAGGCTTTATTAACTTGTTGTTTAGTAATTTTATAAGAAACAGGTTCTCTATTTTTTCTGGTAAGATTTTTGATTTTTTTGTATCTTTTAACCCATCTATGTAAAGAAGATTTTTTACAATCAAAAATTTTACAGGTTTTTCTAATATCATCATTATTGTTCAAATAATATTTAACAGCAGACATTTTATAATCTATACTTTTATGTGTCATTCATATAATAAAAAAAGAATAAATATTTACTAATTATTTGTCCCATTTTAAATCTTCAAGGGTGTAAATTATAATGATTTTATTTTTGTTTGTTCTTTAATTTCTATAACATATCTTATATTTCCTCTACAAAATGGACAATTAAAACACCTTGTTGTTTTACAATTATCTTCTAAACATTTTTTACAAACAGAATGATTACAAGGTTTTAATATACATTGTTTATTTTCAGTTTTATTATAATTTTTATTACATATTAAACAAGTTGGATTTGTATCAATAACATATATATTTTCAATTTCTTCTTGTTTAATGTAAAATAATTTGTTAGATATTTTTTTACTATTATTTTCAATTGGTCTATTATTATTTTCAATTGATCTATTAATACTACTATTTTGTCTTACAATTTGTGTATTATTACTTCTATTTACTGTTGAATTATTTAATAGTGGAATAGTATATAATATTGACATAAAAAATATAACTATATATAAATTAATTTGTGATTGTTCTTTTAAATTTGATACTGTATTATTCATACGATAATTATCAATTGTTTCATAATATCTTGATAATAATTGATTATTATCATTATTTAGATGAATTACGAGTCTAAGTATTAAATTATGAAATTCATCACTTAGAAACTGAAAATTAAAACCACCATTGATTCTTTTTACACGTCTTATACTTTTATTAAATGTATTGTTTGTAAATAAAATGTTTTGTTGTAATGATTGTTCAATATTATTAGTTTTTTTTATATTCTTAAATAATTTAATTAAATTTTTAACTACATACTTTGATAAGTCTTTCATTTTATTATTATAGTATTTAAAAAAATGATTACTAATTAGATAATTTCTATTACAACTTTTCTAGAATAACTTATGTCTTACACACCTTTCAAATATGACTCTAACAAAAATGAAAATTATTCTCTACCAATATTATGTTATCAGATTAAAATAAGTTATAAAATTGTAGGTTATCCACGTATGAATGGACAACTTTCTATATTTCCAAACAAAAAAATAAATATAATAATTTATGGTTTGGAAAAAGATAAAATGTATTTTGATATACATAATTTTACCATTAAACTTATTCCTTATATGGATAAGTTGATTATTATTGGAACATCTGTAACTAATACATATGACATATTTATTTTTCTGTCTTCAAAAAATGAAAGAGATAAATGTATAATGATCTTAGAATTACTTGGTTGTAAAATTTATAATAACAACAATAATCTATTTTTGCAAAAACACAGAAAAACTTCCGTATCTCTCCCAAATATGAAAATTATCCATGAATAAATATATAAAAATAAAAATATTAATATATATTCAAATGATTAATTTATTTTTGGAATATTTTAAAAATACTGATAAAAATAGAGATAATGAAGTTATTCAAGCTATAAATAATAATATAAATTCTAATTTATTTACTAAAATTTATATTTTTACACAAGAAACAATTATTGATATTCAATTCAGTTTAAAAGTTGAAATTATTAAAATTAATCAAAGACTTACATTTCGTCAAATGTTTTATCATATCAATTCTTTAACTGATATTAATAGTATTAATATTATATGTAATAATGATATTTATTTTGATAATACTATTAATAAATTAATTGATTATAATTTAGATAATAAATTTTTAGCAATATTACGTAGAGATATTTTAAAAGATGGAACTAGTAAATTATTTCAATTTGAAGAAAATGATTGTTTTAATAGAAAAGGATATAGAACAGATTCACATGATGCTTGGATTTTTAAAGGACAAATTAAAATTCCGGATGAATCTAATTTTTATTTTGGTATATTAGGTTGTGATAATCGTATTGCTTATTTAATGCAAGAATTAAATTATACTGTTATTAACCCTTGTTATGATATATATATATATCATTTACATTTAACTAATATTCGTAATTATAAACAAACTGATAGAATTACCGGTAAATGTAATTATGATATTAAACCTTGCTATTTATAATAATGAATTGTAACTTTATAAATATTGATGATAATAATATCTTAATTTTAGATAATGTTTATCAAATTTCTAGTTTATTACATATTGATTTATTTGAAAATAAATTTATTAAATTTGATAAAAATTATTTACCAAAATTTACACAAAAATTAAAAAAAAATGGTTATCAATGTTATTATATTGATAAATTATCTAGATTATAATTACCATTTTTCTTTAGTTCCACCATCATATTTTTTAGCATAACCTTCAATTATTAAAATATCATTAATATTAATATTATTTTTATAAATGATTCCTAAAGGTCTTCCATATTTATCAAAATCATCAAATAATATATCAACAATATTATTATTTTTATTAAAAATTAAATCTCTAATTTCATTTCTCGAATAATCTTTATCAATAATTACATCTGTTAATATTTTTATTAAATAATTTCTAGCTTTAATACCTAATTCTTTTTCAGAACCACGTAATTCTGGTGTATCAATTCCCAATAATCTTACATTTATTTTTGTATAATTAAAATTATCTAAATAAAATGCAACTGTTATTGTATCTGCATCATATATATCTAATACCTTACATTTACATGTCATATTTTTAAATGTAAATCGTGGGGTATTATCATAATTTAATTTTTCCATTATATAAAACTTATTTTAATTATTATTTATATGGATAATAAAGTTGATCATTTTTTTGATAAAGATTTACAACATTTAATTTATAGTAAAATATATTATAAACAACCTAAAGATTTATTAGATGATATTTTAAATTACCATAAATCTTATAATTATATTATTACAAAATATAAAAAACATGGTTTAATTGATAATTTAGATTATAGTGATGATTTTAATTTATATGTTTGGTTAGAAAATGATTTATGTGCATTTTTTAATGATAATTTAGATTCATATAATATTATTAGTTTAAATAATATTAAAAAAATTAAAAGATTAAAAATTACTAATACTAAAAAATTTAAAGATTTAATGCATTCTTTCCATTTAAGTTTCAATATTGATATTAAAACTAGAATTAATAGATATATTGCATGTTTAACTATTGCAGAAAGAAAATTATTTATCAATTAGTTGAGTATAGTCGAATAGTATTTCTTGTTTCATCAATTCTAGCACTCATTTCACTTACTTTACAAAAACCTTTTACACATTTATACTTTCTTCGTGAATTTGGTTTTATACAATCTTCATCTTTATTACATTTTATCTTTTTTGATACTGGTTTTCCTTTATGTGATTTACTCACAAAACTTAAATCTAAATTATTCCATGTTTCATTCGCTTCTCGTGTTTTTAATGTTCTATTTTTTCTATTATTTGACTGTTCTTTTATTTTTTCATTTACTAATTCTTTAATATGAGAACAATTTGATTCATATTCTTTTATATCAGTTACAATTAATTTTTCAAGTATAGCAAGTTTTTCTTTTATTTTTTTATATTCATCTTCTTGTTTTGATATTTTTCTCTCTAAAATTTTTATATCGGAATTATCTTCTTTAACTTTTAATTTTGTATTTTCTATAATTTCATTTTTCTTTTTATATTCTTCACTTGATAAAGAGTTCTTTTTTCTTTCAATATCTTTATTTAATTCATCTATAAGTAATTCATTACTCTCTAATTGAACTTTAAAAAGTTTTAATTTTTTTTTATAGTCACTTAATTTCATATTCATTACTGGTATATATTCTTTGATTTCTTTTTCGATTTTTTGTTTAATACTATTATTCTTATTAAAAGATTTATATATTGCAATGCAAATACTAATTTGATCTACTTGATTAGAATCAGACATTTTTATTATTATAATTTATTTTTTTTTAATTTTACTTGAACTGGATTTAGATTTTAAACCACCTAAAAATTTCTTTATATTTTTATCTTCATTTTTAAATGTTTTTATATCAACATATATAGATTCTATAATTTTATTAATTTTATCTTGTCTATTCATTTTTAATTATTACAGATAATAAAAATTATATCATTTTTATAAATATAAAAATTATTTAATTAATAATAATTATTATTCATGAAAAAAATAATTAAATTAAAAAATAATGAAATTAATGATTTTTTTGATTCTATATGTTTAACTAATATTATTAAATATTATCAAAATAAAAAAGTTTATTATATGTGTTCTAGATGTAATTATGTTAATGATAGATTATATCATTGTAAAATGCATTTTTTAAGAATCCATATACATTCAGGAAAACCAGTAAATAAAAAAAGAAAATATAAAATAAAACAATGAAACTTTTAATTGAAAAAAAATATCGTAAAATTTATTTTGATAAAATTGGTAATCCTTTTTATAAAAAGAATAATAGTAAAATATATATTAATAAAAAACTTTTAAAATATGGAGGTAATACTAATGAATTAAAAAAATTGTTTGAAAGTCAAGCAGTTATTCAAGATTTCTATGATGAAATCAACGTAGAACTAAATAAAAAACAAGGATTCACAAGTAAATTAATAGATATTTTTCAAGAAATTAAAAAAAAAGTAAAAAATATGAATGATGATGATGAAGTATTAGAAATAATTTTAAACATTGTAAATTTAATAATTAGTATTTGTGAATCAACAGAAATACCAGTATCAAAACCAGTAGAAGCACCAGTAGAAACACAAGTAGAAGCACCAGCACCAGTAGTACTAGAATCAGTAGCAGAACCAGTAAAAGCACCAGTAGAAACACAAATAGAAGCACCAGCACCAGCACTAGAATCAGCATCAGCATCTGCATCAATAGTACCAGAGACAGTAATAAAACAGGCACCACTACTAGAATCAGCATCTGCATCAGCATCAGCATCAACAGTACCAGAGACAGTAATAAAAGAAGCACCACCACTAGAATCAGCATCTGCATCAGCATCAGCATCAGCATCAACAGTACCAGAGACAGTAATAAAACAAGCACCACCACTAGAATCAGCATCAGCATCAACAGTACCAGAGACAGTAATAAAACAAGCACCACCACTAGAATCAGCATCTGCATCAACAGTACCAGAGACAGTAATAAAAGAAGCAGCACCACTAGAATCAGCATCTACATCAGCATCAGCATCAACAGTACCAGAGACAGTAATAAAAGCAGCAGAAAAAAAAGCAGCAGAAGAAAAAGCAGCAGAAGAAATAGAAGAATATAAAAAAAAAGCAGCAAAAGCAGCAGCAGCAATACGTAGGAATCTTAGAAAAAAGAAAAAAAAATAGGTAATTATTTTAGGAATTCCAATTTTAAAAGTGGTATTTAAAGTCTTTACAAAAAGAAAAAATGATTTAATAATTTTAAACTATTAAAATGGAGAATCCAAAAGAAAAAGAATATATCAAAAATAAATTTTACATTGTATTAAATAATGGAAATACTATTTTAAATCAAAATTTAGATTTATTTTATTAAAATGAATTTTTTTTCTGGATAATTTTCAATGAAATATTCATATAATTTATTATTACATTTTATCTTGATTGGTTCTTTACATTCTTTTATTTTTATATCTATTAAATCTTCTAATTCATAATCATCAATTTCTTCATTTGTAATTCCAACCACATGTATTTTATCTTTTATTGAAAATAACCAATATTCACTTTCAATTAAACAACTATTATATTTCATATATAATATTAAATATAGTAATCATTTTTTAAATGAAATCATTTATATTTTTCGGTTGTTGGAATTATATAGATTTAACAGTGGAAATTCCACCAAGAGATAGGGTATTACAAATGATAAAAAAAAATAGTTCAGATATAGAATCTATAATTATTGCTGGTGATAATTGGTATCCTACAAAAAATACAGAAATAGAAACACAAGTAGAAACAGAAACAAAAGTAAAAGTAAAAACAAAAATTAAACCTAAAATTAAAAAATATCTTAATTGTGTTTTAGAATCTGGATTTAAATTATTAAGTGATATAAATAAAAAAGTTTATTTTGCAATTGGTAATCATGATATTAAAAAAATTCCAGAAAAAGAACCTTGCTTTTTATTAAAAAAACAACTTGAAATTAAAAATAAAAATTTTATTTATCCTTCAATTAATTATCATTTATTAAATTCACGAAGATTATCTAGTGATAAATTATCTATACCAAGTTTTTTATCAAAAATAGAAAGAGAACCAGTAATTCAAATAATTAATGGTAATCATTTTTTATTTATTGACACTGATATTTTACAGGATAATTATTTAGATTATTTAAAAAAAATAATAAATATTATGGAAAATAAGAATGAATATAAAATTAAAGATAAAGATATAGAAAATACTAAATTACTGTTTATTGTTGGTCATGATCCATTTTTTGTATGTAGAAAAAAAGGAGATCAAAAAGTTACTAAAGCGTTAATAAAAACAGTTAATGATTTTATAAAAAAATTAAAAAATTATAATGTAATTTATTTATGTGCAGATACACATAACTTTCAAATAGGTATTTTAAATAATACCATACCTATGATAATAGCAGGTACTGGTGGTGCATCATTAGATGAATTATGTTTTGATGACAAAAATAAATTAAATACAATTAATGGATCAGATTCTTATTATTATTATAATGTTAAAGAATATGGTTATTTAAAAATAACACCAGTTAATAATATTAATGTAATTGTTCTTTTTAAAACATTAGAAAACGAATATACTTATGAAATTAATCTTAAAGAAAAATCCATTAATCAAAAAACATCTGTTCAAGTTCATTATATTATGGAATCAATTTATTCTGATAAAATTAAAAAAGATTTTGATTTAGAACAGAATTATATAAAATGTTAAAAATTCATTAATTTTTTTATTTAAAAAAAAATGTTTTACGAAAAAGATCTTTCTGTAAAAAAGATCACTCTGAAAAAGTGATCACTCTGTGAAAAGTGATCACTCTTAAAAAGATCACTCTTAAAAAGATCTTTCTGAAAAATGATCACTCTTAAAAATATCTCTTTTAAATATTTTTTTTAAAATATAAAATTATTTTTAAAATATAAAATTATTTTTATAAAATTATTTTTTAAATTATAAAATATTTTTTAAATTTAAAAAAAAGATCACTCTTAAAAAGATCTTTCTGTGAAAAGTGATCACTCTTAAAAAGATCTTTCTGTGAAAAGTGATCACTCTGTGAAAAGTGATCACTCTGTGAAAAGTGATCACTCTGTGAAAAGTGATCACTCTTAAAAAGATCTTTCTGTGAAAAATGATCACTCTTAAAAAGATCACTCTGTGAAAAGTGATCTTTCTGAAAAATGATCACTCTGTGAAAAGTGATCTTTCTGAAAAATGATCACTCTTAAAAATATATCTTTTAAATATTTTTTTTAAATATAAAATTATTTTTAAAATATAAAATTATTTTTATAAAATTATTTTTTAAATTATAAAATATTTTTTAAATTTAAAAAAAAGATCACTCTTAAAAAGATCTTTCTGTGAAAAGTGATCACTCTGTGAAAAGTGATCACTCTGTGAAAAGTGATCACTCTGTGAAAAGTGATCACTCTGTAAAAAGTGATCACTCTGTGAAAAGTGATCACTCTGTGAAAAGTGATCACTCTGTGAAAAGTGATCACTCTGTGAAAAGTGATCACTCTTAAAAAGATCTTTCTGTGAAAAGTGATCACTCTGTGAAAA